GAAATACTTTCTGTATGGATTCATCCTCACATATGCTTTTTACATATTTTAAGACAGGTCTCTTATCCATATTTCCACCTCCGTCATGATCAATAGGATAATATGCGGTGAAATCACCGCTGGATATGGCAATACCTATGACCTTTCCTATTTTTTTAGGCCACCCTGGACCCATTTTAATAAGATCAGTGTCACATGTCTCTAAGTCAACAGCGACTACCTTCTTTCCTTTCATTGAAGGAAATTCAGTTGGATGCACCCACTCTGATTTTATTTCGTCCTGATTAAATAGATCCATCGTTCATCTCCCCTGCTATTGCCATGTATGCCGCACCATCAACAAAATCATCTATGTTAAAATTTCCCATGGTGGAGCGTGAAATCTTTAATAAGCACATCATGACTGCCACATCACCAGGTGTTATCTCCTTCATTGGCTTGAGTTTGTCATCTAAAAATACACTCCATAAATCAGCTATTTGTGCATGATTTTTAAAAGCATTCCCATGTGTTTCTTCTCTTTTGCTACTGACTAATTCAGAAGCTCTTTGTAATATCTCTTCTTTTTTCATATTATGAAATCTCCATATCCTGATTTAACCACATGCAGTGATTTTTTTGCACGCGTAACGCCTACATAAAAAGTTCTGTTTGTATCGTCGGAATTAATTTCCATCTCGTCTCTATTAGCTCGTGATAGACCTGTCATAAGAGCCACATTATCACACTCTCCTCCCTTAGCCATGTGTATAGTGCTCAAATTTATTTTTGCATCAGCATTTAAACCACCATGTTTCTCCATTGACATTATGTATGATTTATCTTGATCCCCTATTGTATTGAATGCTACATCCCATGGAACACCTGTGTTGAGCAATCCATGATGCATCACTAATTCCTCTACATTATATGATTTTCCTTCCTCCACTGTCTGAAGATTCTTATAACCCCTTGCAACACCAGTTCCACTTTTTAAGTTTGAGTAGATTGCTTTAACCTCGTTATAAGATATAGCTTCGTCAAGATCGTTTAACCTATTCCATGCATCTATCCCTCTGAGCAGATCTTCATCAACTGGATGCTTGCCATATTTGGTGTAGGGCAGTCCCCTATATCGTAACTCTTCTTCAAAATCATTTAACATGTATTTACATGCCGCAAGTATAAGCCATTTTCCCTCACTTACGTCCACACTACCAGGATAAGTGTGAAAATTAACATATCCTTTTTCATCACGTGGATTCCATTCCTTTTCTCTTCTATCCCTAATTCTTGTCACTATCTCGTGCGCTATCTTGTGGACTTCTACTGGACACCTATGTGATTGTTTTAAAACACTTTGTTTTCCTTTCAACTTTATAAGATGTTCTACATCAGCTCCGGCCCATCTAAAAATAGCCTGATCATCATCGCCGCTTACGTAAACTCTTTTGGCATCCTTCCACATTTTAGTGCACATATCCCATTGTAATTTAGTAAGATCCTGTGCTTCATCAACAATAACTACATCTAATGGAGGAGTAGGACCAAATTCCACATACTGTGACAGCATGTCAGTGAAATCACATTTTCCAGTTTGCTGCTTATATTCCTCTAAAGATTGTTGTGCCCATAAAAATTTATGCCACGGATAATCTAAATTAGCCTTGTTGTAATAATCATCCAACTCCAATCCTTGCATTCTTGATTTAGTTATATCCTTTAAATACTTATTGTCTGTGGTAATAATTCCATTTCCATCCCAGTCAATGTTAACCATCTTTAATTCAACACCATAATTATCAGCAAACTCCCTATAATCCTTGCTGTCCATTACTTCTGATTTGCTCATGCCAAGCTGTCTTTTGCCAAAAGCATGGAGCGTACTGAAGTAAGGAAAATCATTGTCGGTAAGATTAAATTTATCCGTAGCCCTTTCTCGTGCCTCATCGGTTGCCTTATTAGTAAAGCTGACAAAAGCAATTCTGTTAGGAGCAGTGCCTTTTTTTAGTTCCCGGTCCACGATCCGAAGTAAATTCTCCGTCTTCCCTGTGCCAGGAGGACCTAGTATGATGTTAACTTCTGGCATTCATCTCCTCATATACTTGCAGTATTCGTTTACAATCCTCAGGGGTGACACTATTTTTTTTGTTATTAAATTCCCATGTACAAAAGACAATATTACCTTCTTCATAGGAAAGTCTTGGATCTACACGGTCAATGGATATATTAGTAGGTGTGGTTGGTTTCCGTCCTTCTCCCATTGATCGTTTAGTAGTAAGTTCAACTCCAGTATATCTACAACAAGGACCATATTCTTTTTTATGGTTGTTCCATAATTCTAAAAGATGGTCTCTGTTTTTAATAAAATTGATAGTTCCTCTTTTTTTGCTTGAGTTTTTTATTGATTGCCATAAAATCTCAATAAACCCTTTTTCTGATTCTTTATATTTTAAATCATACTTTGCTCTATAAGCATTTGATCTATGATAAGGATGTTGCCATTCTTCCCTATGAAATCCGTCTCTGTTTATTTCTTTTCTAAATCGTATAAATATGTATCCATCTTCCCGTTTATCTTTATATTTTAAATTCCTTTTTAAACCTTTAGAACGGTGTTGCATCTTGCTTCCTAACTTCATGATCTGAATCCTGGTCATCAAATACTGGTACACCCCATGTGTTTACCCCTTTGTTTTTCAGTTTCCAAAATTTATGTATTCCGTTTATGCCACGCAGTTCCGCCACGATCTGACCAGTGTTGCTGTAGTGCGTGAATTTATTTCTAATGAGATAGGCATGAAGGTCAACGAGCCTAAAATAGGTGCGCGTGATGACTTCTTCCTTTCCCGTCTTTTCATTTTTTTCCGGAAGGGCCTCAGTCCACGGCTTACGTAATAATAGTTCATCCCTTGTCGCTGCCTGTGCCCTTCCAGTGCAGAACTCCTGGAGGTGAGCTAAAAACTGTCCGGACACAGACCCGTCACTTGACACTGGAATACGTAATGCACTTTGCATCTTACTGTTAACCAGTTGCTGCCAATCAGACGACTTCATCAAAGGGGGCATCATGGTCAGTACCTCCATTACCCTCTTTTGAAACTTTGTTTGTATTTGTAATTCTTCCGTTGATAACTGTATTTTAAGATCATCTTCATTGTCATCAGTGGGTATTTCCAGGAACCATATGGGTGGAACTGTTTCCAGTTTGGATAATGCCCCCAACTGCTGTGATACATTCTCCGCTCCAACTCCGTGCTTTCTTGTCTTGCAAACATTGACGTTGCAGAAAGAAACTATAGGTTGGTCTTTACACTTATATTGATATCCTTTTTGTAAACTTTTAACTAATACTACCACTTCTTTAGAATCAAGTGGTGGGTTCATATATTTTTGATTATATTTTTCCAGTAACTTCTCCCAGTTATCAGGATCAAATTTCTTTAAATAAATTCCAATGTTGAATAGACCGTTATTACGTGTCCCTGTGGGAAAACCTTGACTGCATAAAGCTTGTAGACATGGTGGTCCATCCTTGATAACTTCAATTTCTGGTGATGCTATAGAATCTAGATCTTCTACTACGTTCTTATCATATATTTCAAAAAATTCTTCTAGTGTCGCTGATGTTCCGTTTTCTTTCAGCGCATATCTAACTGATTTATTTCCATTGTAATATGGTAGATTTAAAAAATTACCAAGATCGCCTTTTTCCAGTGATATGCTTGATTGCTTGGGAAATACCTCTGCTGTTGAATGACCAATGAGAGATTTTATTTCCGTTAATTTATTTCTTACTAATTTTGATGACATGGTTTTTGTGCAAAATAGGAATAAATGTGCACCACCACTTTTTGACTTACAGTATACTAGGGGTATTTTTAATTTTCTGATCCTCGTGAATAAAGCACGATGATCCAGAGGATAGCTATCAATATCAATGCATCCCCACTTAGTAGTATTATCAGCCCTAATAGGAATAATACCAAGAGACGGACCCTCCCCCTCCAGATGTTTTTGCCAGAGCTCATGTGTTACCTCCTGTCTAACAATATATGATTTACCTTGCTGCTTACCGTCAGCACGTGACCCATTAGGCTGGTGCTGACCATAAGCTATATCTAAACCCTCGAATATAGATTTAAATTTTTCAACTTCCACGAAACCTCCAAGTTCCGAAAACTACCTAAAATGGTATATCTTCGTTATTTTCTTTGGTTTCGGGTTTTTTGTCGGATATTAATTTAGGTGTTTCTGGCTTAGCTTCGATTGAACCACTAGAAGCGGATTGAGCA